GTAGATGATGTGTCACAGGAAAGAATAATAGATGAATTTTTAATTATGCTTAATTGGAGTTTGTATCATAGAAATATGGAATCTTGGATATCATATATGAAAATGTTAAAAAAATATAAGATGTTTGTGAGAATGTTTCCGGGAGTTCGTATTGATACAGGAGTATTGAATACATTAAACGATATAATAATATTTACTAAATTATTTTCAAAAAATAAACCAAATAATGAATTTCATAATAAAATGGTTAAAGATTTAAAGTTAACAAATAGAATATCAAATGGAGTAATATTTCTTTTAACCATTAAAAAATTATTTAATAATAAAAATATAAACAAAGTTCTTGATATACATAATAAAAAAGGTAATATTGTTGTGTTATATAAAAATAAAATGGAAATAGGTATTGATGATGATACAATATTAGAATATGGTGATTTGTTAAATATAGATAAAAAGTTGATAAATTCTTTTGTTAATTATAATATCACAACTAATGCAAAGGATTTATTAAAACAAGGAATAAAAGGTAGAAAGCTTGGTGATGAAATAAGAAAAAGGGAAATAGATAAATTTAAAAAAATATTAAATGAATCGAATATATTAGATAATAAAATTACAATAAATATTCTTAATCTTAAAACTGGTGAGATAAAGAAAGTAGGAGAACATATTTTTGATAATCTTTTAGCTGATAGAATAGTTGAATGGAATGATGAATATGGTATGTATGCATATTTTGGTGAGTATGATGATTATATAAATAATATACAACATAGAAAATAATAAAATGATATGGTAGAAAATTTGGTATCTTATAAATGTTTTGGTAAAGCACATGATAAAAATGTGTTTTTTAGACAACATAAAAGTGTTTTATTTAAAATAAAGGTGGGTGGACATACGATACCATCTTTTATTAGACAAACATTAAAAAGTATTTATCATCGTGAAGGTAAATGGAGACAATCTGAGGATTTTGGTGGAATATATGATACTGGACATAAGATGGATGATAAAGGAAGAAGTTTATTAAATTATTTGGATACGAATTATAATGCTTTGTGTGCTCTTGTGAATTGGATAAATAAACAAATAATTGATAAAAAAATTAAAAATTATACACAGATAGATTTTTATTTGAGTAATTGGGTGAGTGAGATATTTAAATTATTTAAAATAATAAGTGAGAATAAACGAGATATTTTTAATTCAAAATCTATTATAATGGGAGAATTGTTAGATATCATGAGAAAGACAAGTGAAATAGGAGATAATGCAGAAAAGATCACAATTAAAAAATTAAGAGAAAAGGGAATAACTGATATAAAACAAGCTATGTTTGGTGAAAAGTCTGATTGGGCAAAAGGGATAGATATAGTATTTTCTTATAATGGTGAAGTTAAGACAATACAAACAAAAAGTTATGGTGATATTAAAGAAGATAAAAATTATTATATTTTTTATCAAGTAAGTAATATAAAATATTATGATCCAAAAACTATAGATTTTTTCTCATTTTATAATAAGCATCATGGGTTTTATATGTTTAATAATCATAAAACTATAGAATATTTAAAAAATAATTCTTTAAAGATACCAAAATATTTAAAAAGAGATTTTTCTAGATATTAATCTGTGTCATATTTAGAATTGCACCATCTACAACCATTATATCCATTTTTAATATATTCTGGTAATTGGCTACCTTTTATATATGTTTTATTTTTGATAATATCAATGAAACATTGTTGGTGTATATTATTTAGATCGTGAATTTCTTTTGATTTTTCATTTATTAAATAATTTCCACTAGATAACATGATATTAAATTTTGCTATGTGTCCCATTTTGGATTTTTATTAATATATATATAAAAAATTTTTTTATAATATTTTTTATATATAGTTTTGATATGATGAATAATGATGATTTAATATCAAAAATAATCAAGTATACCAAATCTAATAAATTGAAGTGGAAACGCAATTATTATAGAAATGGTATTATTTTTAATAGTAGAATTAATATAGATGGTAAAAAAAAGTTAATATTAAAAGTATATATGCATAATGAGTTAAGAAAATCTTTTATTGATATAAAGATGTCAAATGGAATCATTGTTAAGAAGATTTATATATCAGATTGTAGCACATTATATAATCTTATGTTTATTCTTGATTATGAAACAAATATTTAAAAATTATGTTACAAGATGGATTATATAGAGTGTGTACTAATTATTTATGTGCTGGGTTTATTATAGAAAAAGGAGTTATTACAAGAATAGCTCCTATTTTAAGAAAAAGAATTAAATATTTTATTAAAATATCAAAGAAAGTTGATTAATATTGATTTAATATTTTTGATATTATTGGATTTCTGACTACATCATTATTATCAAACTCCATTACTCCAACATCATTTATATCTTTTATTTTATTAACAGCATCTTTTAGACCACTATCGTCATCATTTTTAAATCTATCAATTTGTTCTATATCACCAGATATTATGAATTTTGATTCATAACCAATTCTTGTTAGTACTGTTTTCATTGCTCTTTTTGTAGAGTTTTGAGCTTCTTCAAAAATAACAATAGAATTATCTATGTTGACACCTCTGAGATAAGCAATTGCTAAAGGTTTTATTATTTCGAGTTCTACTAATTTTTTTCTATTAAATTCTCCTATTACTTTATCGATTAGATAGTATGTGGAGAAAAGATATGGATCCAATTTATCTGATAACGATCCTTTTAAATATCCAATTTTTTCTTCTGATTCTACAACAGGTGTAATAATTATTATTTTGCTATAATTATTATTCGGATTTTTTAGTAATTCCAAAGCTTTTACAATACTAATGTAACTTTTTCCAACACCAGATGGTCCAGTGCATAATGTGATTTGATTATTATCAATCATTTTTGAATACTTTTTTTGTTTTGGGTTTTTACATTTAAGTTTTACCTTACCTTTTAGTATCGACTCCGCAATTTTTTTATTAGATACATTAAATCCTTCACTTGCTACTTTTGTTAAAATTTCATTAATCATAGATATTTAATTTTTTTTTATAAAAAAACCCAATTATTATTAATCTATTTAATTGATTAAAAATAATTGGGTTTTTTAATTTGTTTTTAAACATACATATTATATATTAAAATTTTTTATTAGATTTTTAATAATTTTTTTTTCACTATTTTAATTTAATATATAAAAAAAATAAATAATATTTATTATATGATTAAAGGGTATTTAGAATATTTAAATGAATCATTAGGAGAACAAAAATTTGATAGTGATGATCTTATTGAAGTCCCAAATGATATTGATAATACTGAGTATGATAGTATAACTATATCTGATAAAATGGAAAATAGATTAAAAGAATTAAAAGTAAAACAAGATTTAAAGATAGATGTTGGAGATATTATTTTTGTTAGAGATAAAAATAAAGGTAAATTACCAGATAAAGTTTTTGATTTTTTAAATAGTAAAGAATTTTTTAAAGTACTTAGAATTAATGACAAAAAGAAACTTGATATAGGATTTTATCAAAGATATATTAGAAAAACTGATAATAAAAAGATAAAGAAAGTATTTTATTTTAATAGTAGAAGATTTCAAAAAATCGATACTTTAGATAAAGTTGCCCAATTTATATTGGGTTTGAAACATATAGAAAAATCGAATCTTTTAGAATTTCCAGTAGATTATCTTGATGTTGACGATAAAGGTAATATATCATGTTTATCGAGAAGACATTACGAAGAAGGTACTGATCCTTTTAAATCTAAGAGAAGAACGATATTAAAACTCAATAGAATGTTAACGAGGATTACAACAAGAGAATATTATGATAATAATCTTAATCAAAGAGATATAGAAATTTTCTTAAATAAATGGAGAATGTTATTTGATGATAGTTATACTATTAAAATATTAGAGGGTGACGATATTCTGGATGCTTATGATTGCGATACTATTAGTGGTGGATGGAGAAGTTCATCTTGTGCTAATTTTAGCGGGAACAGAGAAAAAAATTCTAATAAATTTAAAGTATATACAGAAAATACAGAAAATATAAAATGTTTAGTAGTATATCATAAAGGTAAGATACATGGTAGAAGTATGATGTTTGTTGGTATTCAAACACATACACATGGAAAATTTAAAGCAGGAGAAGAGTATATTTTATTAAATTATATGTATGGTGAAGGTGGAAGAGGATCAAAAGTTGATCAATTGATTAAAAGATGGGCAAGAGATAATGGTGCATTTAATGTGAATGATATGAGATTGGGTAGAGATGATATTTTTAGAATAAAGATTAAAAAAACATGTTATAAAATGTACCCACCATGGGATACTATGGTTGTTAATTTTAAAACAAATGAGATAGCATCAAGAGTTCCTAATAAGGAAAATGGGTGGCACAGTGCTTACGGTGCTCGTTGTAATCTTTAAATATTTTACGAAATCTTTTCTGATTTGATACAGATATGTAATTATGTATTATATTTAAAATAAAATTTTCTATTTTATTTTTGTTATAGTTAAATATAGTATTTGTTTTTATTATATGATACGAATTGTATATAAGGACATCTTTATCAAAAAAAAGATGTCCTTTTTTTATTTTTATATAAAATTTTAATAATCCATTATTCTTTTTTGAGAAATAATAAATAAATGTATTATTTTTATATTCTATTTTATATATTTTATTTATTTTTAACATAACCAATCGGCTGCTTTTGTTGCTACCCAACTATCTGGTTTTGATTTAACAGAGTACCCAAGTCCTTTAAGATAACCAACAGCACTATCGTGAACCATATTTGATTTTTCTTTTTTATTATTATTAATATCAATATGAACTGTGACTATTTTTTTATCAGAATTATTATTTATATTTTCTTCTAGTTTATCAGCTACCATTCTAGTGTATTCTACTTCATTCCATAATCTTGAAAAAATATCTTTAATTTTTCTTAATTTTTCTCTTTTATATATTATATGCACACCCTTCCCTGGTTTAACCAATCCTATTACAGTTACATAATTTGTGTAATTTTTATATTGTTCTGAATCTGTACCAACTATAATTTTAGTTTCTGGGAATTTTTTAATGTAATTACCAACATATTTAGATACATCGTTTATTTTTTCACCGCCAAAAAGTCTAAAATCTTTCATAATAAATAAAATTTAGTTTTGACCGCCATCAAAAATATACAGTATATATAAAAAATAAGAGTAATAAATTACCCATTTTATTACTCTTATTTTTTAATATGGATTAATTTAATTATTTTTTTTGTTTTTTGTTTAATGCAAGATAGATTTTTCTATCATCTTTTATAACACTTAATACAACAACGCTTATATTATCACCTTTTTTTAATTTTATATTATTTTTCTGGATGTAAGAATTTTGTATTAATCCGTTAGTTTCCACATCTAACTGAATCAAAGCTCCAAATGGTCTAATGGCTATAACTTTTCCATCTAATACTTTATCTTTTTTTATAGTATCCCATAAAGATTTTCTTAGAATTTGTGTTAAAATGATTTTCTTCTTTTTAAGAATTATATCTTTAATATAGAAATTTATTTTCATTCCTGGAACTATTTTTTTCCAGTTTTCATCTGTTGTCCATTCTTCATTGACATTATAACGGTATATCATACCTGTTAGACATTCATTAAATTCAACAAAAATTCCAAAATCTTGTACACCAGTTACATAACCTTCATATATTTTTGTTTTATCATTATTAAAATCTCTTTTAACTTTTTTGATTTCTTCTGATATGAGAGATTGTAAATATTTTCTTCTGGATACCACATATATACCTTTATCTTGTTGTAATGTTTCTAACATTACTTTTATTTTTTGACCGATTAAGTTATCTTTTTGTTCATCTGTTAATTTATTTATACCGGCAAGAGTTGTTGGCATAAATGCATTTATTATTATATTATCCATTTCAATGTCTAACATAAACCCAGCTGGTTTTATTTCTTTAACAGTTGCTTCTAAATATTTATTATTAGTATAATAATCTTTTAGTTTGTCAGATACCTTTAGTCTAATAAGATCTGTTATAGATCCTTTTATCGAGAATGGGTTGTCCTGAATTTTTGTAATAACGATATCTATTTCATTACCGACTTCTAGATTTTCAATTATTTTTAAATCTGACAATTTATTTTCAACATAAATATAATCTTTGTATTGTATATCTAATACTATTTCTTTTCTGTTTATAGATACAATTTTACCTTTGATTATTTCTCCTTCTTTAATATCTCTAAATACACCATCTCTTTTTACCATTTCAGTGGCAAATTTTATATAATCTTCATTTAATGATGATATTGAATCATCACCAGATATTTTTAATATTTTATCCTTTTTAGTTAATTTATCAAAAATATCTGGTAATTTTCCAATATTTACTCCTTCAATTAATTCCATTTTTTTATTTTTTTAATGTTATACAATATATTTAATTATATTTCTTATTAATTGATGTAGTAAAAGTTTAATTAATTTTCACATTTTTTAATAAAATTATATAATATATTTGCTTTTTCATATTCTTCATCATTTATATAATTATCAAGTTTTTTCTTTAGATCTTGATAATTATCGTAGTATGAGAATATTGTATTCCCACTTATATCTACTGTGACTTTATTTTTTTCTTTGTCATACCCAATTGCATAATCGTTTTTTATTTTTGTTATGTCGAAATGATAATCTTTTTGTTTAAAATTGGAAGTTTTAAATTTTTTAATGTTGGTGAGTTTTGTTAATTCATTTGATTCATATATCATTTTGATAAAATTTTCATTAAACGCTTTTTTTTCAATCATAAAATCTATTAAAGTTTCTTTATCTAATACATCGTTTAATGATAAAAAATTGTTTTTAAATTTATTAATCATATCTTATAAATTATTTTTTTAATTTTTTTTAATTTTTTATCTTTTTTGAATCTCCTTTCTTTTATTTTTTTTGTAAAATGAACAATGTTTCATTTTATGTTTGACTAAATGTGTGACCAGGACTTTCTGGTAAATGATCGGTATAATTTCTATCAATTGGTATATCGAATATACTATCTGATTCATCCATTTGGTTATTTTTCAATTCCCATAAAATATCTAACCAGTTATACCTAAATGTTATAGAAAATGTTTTTTCTGATGCATCTTGACTTTGGTAACTTAGTCTTACCTCTGATAATGATTTCATTATTATATCCTTAAATATTATTGTATATATAAGATTTCCATGTTTATCCAATATTTGTATTGCAAAATAGGGGATATACTGTTTTCTATTATTTAAATAATATTCCATTAATATTTCCATTAATATGAAATAATTCATATGTGAGTCAACGGCTCTAAATGTAATATCAAGTTCATTTTGGAATTTATCAAATACATTACCAGTTTCTTTCCATTCTATTTCTTTACCTTTCCAATATGTCATCTTTTTAGCATCAAATGATAAACTAGGAAAAACAATTTCTTTTATTGTACTATTTATATAATCTAAAACATTATCATATGCCATATGGTTATTATCTAATACCTCTTGAAATTTAGAATATAATTCAGGATTTATGAAATCAACGGGTAATTGAAATATGAATTGGTTATTTTGTGCACTTAAGTTCATTTTAAGTATTTTATTTTACTTATTTATATAGTAAAAAATTATTACTCACTTTTTAATGAACGATTATTGTGGTGGGATATTTAGTAAAATTATTAAATTTCTTTTAATAATTCATCAATTAAATTTTTTATTTTAATTTCATTTTTTTTATATAAGTAAAAAAATGGAAAACCCAGTGGAGATATCATCCATCTTAAAATTGAATTTATAAACCATGCGGGTTTTATAATTGGTATTGCCCATTTTTTGAGGATGTCAAAATCTTCTTTAATGAAATAATTATAATAAAAATTGATATATTCCTTTAAAATTTTCATATGTTATATTTTATACAAAGATAATAAAAATTTTATAAACATAAAATTATTAGATAGATTTTTATCTGCTAGATGATGAAGATGATGAAGATGTTGTCTTTTTTGATGGTGGCACCCCAACTAGTGGTATTGGATCTACAGGGTGTGGTGTATCTGGTAATACACTTCCCCAACCAAAATTTAATTTTAATTTTATTACATTATTAATACTTCCAATTTCTTCTATATTTTTTATTTTACTAACATGTACTCTTTCCAATACAAAAGTATCTCCATAATTATAATATATTGATAAACCTAATGATTTGAGTTTTGCTCTTATAATATTTTTTTCTGCTGTTGAAATACCATTTTTCATATAAACAATTATATTTCTATAATAATTTAATTCTGTTTGGTCGTACAATGGCCTAACTGGTATATTCTCTTCTTTAAATGGACTATTTTTATGTAATTTATCGTCAATATAAAATTTATTTTTCTTTTTATTTGTTTTAATAATTGATGAATGACCACTATTTGATGAATCATTTGTTGGTGATGATGATACTGATGTGTCTACTATTATACTATCATCTTTTGGTTTTTCTTCAGACGGTGTTAATGTTCCAGATTTTACTTCCTCTAAGAATTTAACATCTTCATATATCTTATATTTACCAGAATATAATAATGTTCTAGTATTATTACCAACAATTGTTAAATAAAAATTATCATCTTTACTTTTTAATTTTTTTATTATTTTCATATCTGTTTCTAATATCTTATAAACAACAACTCCGTATTTTATATCAATATCATCTGTTTCGTGAAACATATCTTTTTCTATCATTTCATTATCTGATTTAAAAATTAAAGTTAATTTTGCATTATTTAATATCTCTGACATGTCATAAGGTTCAGGTGTACCATCTTTATTTATTTGTCTAGCAATTTTAAATTTAATAATATTATCAAATGGAGTTAATAATAACGTCATTGTTCCAAGTGGTTTATAGTCTTCATTTTCAGTTTGAGATGATGCATTTAATAATATTTTATAGTTACTTATAAGTAACGGATAAGGTACTTTTGTTACACCGTATGTATTAATTGCTGATATATTTGAATTCACACTCATTGCGTTATCAGATCTATAATTATAGATTTTTGGTTTATTTAAGGTGTCAATTTGTAATCTTGATAGTTTCTTACCATATTTAAATAAGTTTTTAGTTAATCCTATTGATGTTTGTCTTGTTATGATAGAATTATCAACAAGATCAATTATATTCATTTCAACATTTATTGCTGCTGTTGTATTAGAATATTTAAATATTGGTCTATATTCGATTTTTTGTGAGAAATTTTCAGTTACAAGAAATTTTGTTGGAAAACCACTTTGGATATTTTCTTCATATAATGTCACTATATATTCTATATTTATTCTTCTACCATTATTTTCTAGATCTCTTATGAAGTTATCTAAGTTTTCATTTGAATTATTATAAAATCCATATATTTCAAAAAAGTCCCAATCTTTTGATTCTTCTATCGTAACTCCTAATGATTGATATTCTGGTGTTTGCGATATACTTGTACTAAATGTGTCACCTAAATAATAGTAAGTTGTTCCTAGTGTTGTTTCTCTTGTTGTTATAAATGATATATCTATAAATATTGGTGACGATAATCCGATTCCTATATTATTTTGTGTTATATTATAATTTATAGAGTTTGGTGTTGGTTTATTTGATACATTTGTTATAACTCTATCATTTGCAACATTATTTATTGATGGAATAGATATAGTTAAATATTTACCCCATTCTTTTTCTCCATATCTAAATGGTGGATTTAATTGCATTAATTTTTCAATATTAATATCTGTTTTATCATAAAAATAATTAGAAAAATGAACAATATTTTTATTTATAAAATCATATACATAAATTTTCATTAAGAATCCAACATAACTGTCAAAATTATAATTAAAAGGAAAATAAATATTTATTTTATCATATTCTAATGGAGCAGTAAAGTAATCTTGTATTTTTAAGAAATTAAATTTTTCGGTATCTATTTTCGAATATTTTTTAATTACTGGATCAATATTAAATAATGTATATTCTATATTATTATTATTTGATTTGGATAGAAAATTTCTACTTTGTGTTTTTATATCTGACCAAATAGAATAATTTTCAGATATATTTCCACAATTATATATCCATTCAATTAATACGTTTTCGTGTATATTGACAAATTTTTTAGCGTCACTCATTATTAATTATGCTTTTTTTATAAATCTATATATAAAATAAATCATAGTTCTTTTATTTTATTAAATATGTAATTTGAAAATTAATATATAAATTATGATTAAAAATTATAATTTATTTATATATAATAATAAAATTAAAGATATTTCATTTCCTAATAAAACTTTCAAAGAAAAGTATAAAGATAATATATTTAAATGGGATAAATATAATAAAGAGTTTGATAATGTTCAATCTTATTATCAGGAAGTATTTAATGATATATTTGGTAAAAATTGGGGCAAAAAATTTATAAAAAATGAAGATAAACATATTGATTTTGATGAAGAATATTGGGATGAAGAAGAAAGTGATATTATAATAAGGGGAACAGTGTTTAATATAAATAGAATAAAATTATTATTTAAAGGAATTACTAAGAAAATAAGAAATTATTCAGGTAGAAATAGATTTAGATTAGATACAGTATTTAGTAATAAAATGTATAATGCTTTTAGATTTGATTATGGTTCTCATCATATAATAACTGGTAATAAACTTGGAATTTTTTATATTACTTATTTTTATAATTCTAAATATATTTTTGATAATTCAAGAGAATTTACTATTTATTGTAATGATCCAGAAATATTAATAAATATTTTAGATGAATGTGGATTTGATGTAAAAATAATAGATTATTTTAAATAATTATGAAATATTTAAAAGAATTATATTAGAGAATAATATTATATTAGATTATTATTTTTTATTAATTTGGTTATATAAATAAATAATTCATCATTAGACATTTTCTTAATATCATTTTCCCATATACATATTACTTTATATCCTTTATTTGATGCATATTTATTTTTCATTTTGTCCTTATTCCATATTTTTATTGCTTTTTCATTTTTAAATGGAAAATTTAATATGTCATTAGATTTGTATATATTTGGATTAGCATGCCATAAATCACCATAAATATCTATTAGAAGGTGAGTATTGTATATTTTAATATCAAATTTTTTTTGTCCTAATTTAAAATTTTTTATATAAGTTATATTCAATTTATCTAAAATATCAGATATTCTTGATTCTATTGGATTATTTTCACCAGATAATATATTTTTTTGTTCATCAGTGAGTTCATTCCAATAATTATGATATTGTTTTATTATTTTATTAAATTCACTTTTTATTATTTCTTTATCTTTTATTTTATATGAATTTTTTATATGACCAAATAATGATTCATTTTTTATCCAATTATAAGTTTGTTCTTTTAAAACTAAGTCTTTATTTAATTTTATTTTTTTATTTCTTAGACTTTTTTTTGTATTTATATATTTTAATTTTGAAACATTGTCAACACCATATTTTTCTATACAAGTTTTTTTATATTTATTTGTTGAAATTAATAATGAACTACTTTTTCTTGTTCTTTTTTTTATTTTAAAATACTCTAATAAGAATAATATATTTCTATAACTTATATTATATTCGAATCTTATATCTGGTAAACTTTTAAGATTTATTACATATTCATTATATAGATTATTTTTATTAGATATTATTTTATGATTGTATAAAATATATTGAAATTTTGTTTCATATTTATCATTTAATGTGTTTTTTTTACATTTATAAATATGATGACCATCATATCTGTTTAATTTTTTATTACAAAAAGGACATTTCATAATGATTTTATATATTAACTCTAGAAAATCGGATTTTTCCTAATTTATCACTTATTAAAATGAAAAAAATAGAAATTAAAAATTAATATATAACATAGATTATTCATTAAATTGAAAAAAAAAAATAAAAATAATATGCCAATAAGTGATAGAAATTTAGGAAAATATAAAGTTCCTGGTATTTATATTGATGAAGTCGATGATTCTTTTGTTCAACTTCCTATTCAAGAAGTTTTAATAAACTTGGTTCCTGGATTTTCAAAAAAAGGTCCTTTTAATAAACCAATATTAGTTGATACACAACAAGAATTTGAAAAAATATTTGGTACTTTGGATAAATATTTAGAAAATAAAGGATCATATTTCCATAGAACAGTGAGTACAATGTTATCACAAGGTCCTGTATGGGCACTTAATTTATTAGATACAGATCCTGTAAGGGATAAATTACAATGGAAATCTATATCAGTATCATCTCAATATGATAATGGTGATTTAGTATCTTCTCCTTATGAAAGATTTTTTAATAGACAAGATTTTTGGGAAAGAGATGAAGAATCATTTAATGATGTAGTTGTTGATTATAATAGTGGAAATGAAGATGATGATAGATTATTACATATTACAAACATGTCTGATAGGACTATAACTGTATTTATGGTGAAATCGGATGTATCTGGTTTTGATGTTACTGCTGAAGATTGGTATGGAGGTAGAGATAAAGTACCATTGTTTATGAATATAAAGGACTGGATATCAGATTATATGATAAGTGTTCTTGTTGTATATGGAGATTGGACAAATTATACAGAATTAAGTTCAGATTCAAGTTGGAGTAATTATTTCAATACAAATGGATTGAAAAAAGATAAATTTGAAAGTTTTGCAAATAATAGATTAGTTAATAGATTAGCATTTTATGATGTATCTCTTATTCCTAATTTTAAAGATCTTGATGATAGAGATATGTATATAAAAAATGTAATAAATGCGGATACTGATAGAACTGGTTTATTCTGTACTTATAACGAAGATGAATTACTTAGTTCAGATTATTATAAAGGAAAAATAGATTTGTTAGGTCAAACATTGGTTGGTTTAGATACATCAACAGCAGCACAAGTTCAACCAAAAACAACAATAGATTTCTTATCTTATGGGACATCAATAAGTGAGAAGTTATCATTTAGTTCAAAAAGTTTAGATTCTGTTAGTAACGTTTTTGGTAATTATGGTACTGATATGTCAGTTAGTTGGATATCCGGTAGAACAGCTGATTATACTAATTGGTATACTAATAATATAACATATGATTCAGCATCTGGTTTATACACAAGTCTTATGTCTAGTGATGGTACAAATTTAACATTATCTGGAACAACAGGATTATCTGTTAATGATATTATATATTTTAATAAGAATTTTAGTGTTATAGATAAAACAACAGCTTATTATGTAAAAACTATATCATCTAATGTTATAACAATATCATTAGAAGAAGGAGGGACACCATTAAATAATATTTTATCTGGTTCAACTACTGGAATTAGTGTTTATAAAATAGCATATGAATTTGATAATTCATCTGGAACAGGGTATTATAATTTGGGTGGATATAGATATTATTTAACTGGTTCAACAACAGCTTATTTAAATCCATTTACTATAAGTAATAGTACATATATTTATAGTAGATATGATGTTTTGTATTTGACTAGTGATAATAGTAAAATAAGTAGTGTTGTTGGAACACAATCAATTGGTACAAATCCAACACTACCAAATTATATTTTAAATAATGAAAGTACTATTGTACTTGGTTATACGAAAACAATTTATTCTGGTGGTACATGGTCTCAATCATATTCCGGTGTAACAACTGATGGATCTGGATATATGATTTTAGGAATAAGTGATTTATCTATTAGTAGCGGAACAACTCCTGGTAGTGTAAATTATTTAGATTTAGAATTTGAAAATACATATGGTTCTACTAGTGATTGGACGAATTATACTAAATTGAGAAATTTAAAGATTTTTAATGAGTTATCATCTAAATTATCTTTAAATAAAGGAGTTATTATAAATCAAAATAATGGATATAAATATAATGTTTTATCCCCAATTATTACTAATGCTACTTTATCAAGCAATGCTAAAATTAGAATACTCTTAGGTAGTGAAAGTCCTTTAGATTATATTGATGAATCAACAGGTGGACTTATATTCTATTATACTGATGATGAGTTTCAAGTTGGTGATGGTTTAGTTAGAACAATAACAACAACTAATAAACCACAAGTTCTTGCAACTGAAGGTGTTGTTGCTAAATATTCATCTCTTTATTTATCATATTTAGATGGTAATATAAATAATGGTGATTATATATGGGTTAATAATGATACTGGTTCAACAGAAAAGTTATGGTTAAAAATGTATCTTGATGATAATGATAATATGACTATTAAATTTTTAAATCAGTTATATCCAGAAAATGAATCAGATATATCAGGATTTATTAGTGGTTATGGTAGTAAATTAGTTATTTATTCTGATAAAGATAATTGGAAACAAACAGTTGAAATTGAAAATTATAGCTCGATAACTGATTTTACTAATACAACAGCAATTTATGTTGATAAAGATAGATATTCAGAAATATCAAAAGGTTCATTTTTGGAAGCTTACTATGATAGATCTTATTATGATTCACCAGGGCAAGGGGATTTAAATGGAGAAATTCCTAAAAAGTTTGTTAGAATTGTAGATGTTAAAAACGATACAGTTGATGCTACACTTAAAATCCTTTATACTGATGGACCAATAAGAATAACTGATAATTTATCTGATGGTGTTAATCATGATTATTATACAACATCTTATCATTCAATTGATAGTTACGTATCAGAATATAAGGGTATATCAATTGAACCATTTGTTGTTCATCCAGATTCTATTCCAAATGGAACAGAAGAAAGACAATCTAGTATATTAGATGTTATAGCTAATGGATCAAGAATAGCTAAAGGTTTGGCTAATAAAAATAGAATATCATGGAGATATTTAGTTGACTCATTTGGATTAGGTTTAACAGCAAATTCAAAACAACAATATGTTGATCTTTGTGGAAATAAGTTAAATTGTCTTGGTTTTATTAATATGCCAAGTGCAAGAATGTTTAAAAAGTCAACAAATCCAAGCTTCATAAATGATGATTATTCGGTAAATATGGAATTTATAAAAGAAGGAGCAGATTCAACTAAAAATCCAGATTTTTATTATTCATTTGGTGAAGGTAACGGTAGATCATGTGTATCATATTGGTTTCCTTATATCAAAACTGATGAAGAATCACAGAAGTTTATTCCACCTGCAGCTGAAATGGCTAAAACTTATATGACTAAATTTACAACTGTAAGTGCTAATACAAAACCGTGGACTATTCTTGGTGGTGTTATAAAGGGTAGATTACAGAATGTTAAAGAAACAGAAATAAGATTTACTAATGAAGATCTTATACCATTAAATGATATGGGAGCTAATCCAATAGATTATGTTGAAAATTATGGATATATACTTAATAGTGATAATTCAGCTCAAGCTTATCCATATTCTTCATTAAGTTTAATTCATTCAAGAGAAGTATTGATTGAATTAGAAAATAGACTTTATGATATGTTACTTAATTATCATTGGAGATTTAATACACCTGAAATTAGAGCAGAGATTAAATTTAGAGCAGATCAAATTTGTAAAGAATTAAAAGAATCTGATGCTCTTTATAATTATAGAAATGTTTGTGATAAAACAAATAATACTGATTATATTATAGATTTACAAATGGGTGTTCTTGATACTTATGTAGAAATAATTAAAGGTATGGGTATTATTATAAATCAGATCACTATACTTAAAAAAGGTACTATTGAATCATCAGGATTCTTAGCACAATAAAAAAGAAACTTTATAAGTTTACTATATAAATGAAAGACAAAAAAAAATAAAAATAGATATGCCACTAGCACATTTTACAAATATAGATTCTCATAATCAGATATGGGAACCTGTTCATAAGAATTTATTTGAAGTGAATTTTACACTTCCAGTAACTTTACAAGGAGATGGATACGAAAATTTATTATTGGAAAATGCAACCAATATATCTTTACCAACATATCCAGAACTTACAACGGTTGATCAAAGATTTAAGTACTCAACAAGATTATTCGTTATGATGCCAGATACAACATCAAAAAATGATATATCAATTAGTTTTAATTTACTTAAAAATGATCAACATCAAATTTTTGTATTTAGGAAAATAAAAGATTGGTACGATTTATCTTGGAATAATGAAACAGGTGAACTTAATTATAAAAAGGCAACAATTGGAACAATTACCGTTAATGTTCATGATAAAGATGGTATAATAATAAGAAGGGTTATTTATCATAATGCTGTTTGTAGGGGATTTAATGGTTTTGAAGATCTTGATTGGTCATCAACTGGTGATGTGATGGGACCTTTAGTTGCTACCTTTGCAGCTGATTATTGGGAAGATTTTTATTATTAAAATTGATATTAATTATTGATAATTAATGAATTAACCACAATATTATTATTTAATGATATTGTGGTTAATTTTTTTATATATGAATTTATAAATTTTATATTATTTTTTATTATATTTGTATTTATGAAAATACGCATAATTAATCCAGAATTATTATTTTTTACATCAGATACTCACTTTGGTCATAAATCTATTATTGATCATACAAATCGACCATTTGTTGATATAAAAGATCACGATGAGTCATTAATAAAAAATTGGAATATGGTTGTTCCAAAAAATGGTATTGTTGTTCACCAAGGTGATTTTGCTTTAAGTTTAAAGTCTAATAAATTAAAATGGATTTTAGAATCTTTGAATTATGATGTTATGTATTTGATACAGGGAAATCATGAAAAAGATATAATGAAAAAATTTTGGGCTAGAGAATATTTTGAAAATATATCACAAAGAATGGAATTTGAAGTAAGAGATAATAATGGAAAATTTAAAAATAAAGAATATAAATTTAATGTTATAGTTGCTGATCACTTTCCTATGTTATCATGGAATAGAAGTGGATATGGATCTTATCACACATATGGTCATACTCATGGAAATTTAAAAAATCACCCATCTTCTTTTGCTTATGAAGTTGGTATAGATGTTAATGATTATAAACCAATATCTTATTTTGATTTAATGGAAAAATTTAAAGAAAAGGAATAATTTTTTATTAATTAAAATTGACCCTGCCTGTAGGAATATATAAAAGAAAAAATAAGTTATGTCAAAAGAAGATAAGACAGATGATGTTTTAAATCAATTTATAGTTGATGAGACAAAGGGGTTGAGTAATTCAAATGTTATCGAAGATGTAGGGTATCAACGCAGTCATGATAATGAAAAAGAAGAGATGTTATATGGTAGAGAATTTTTTGCTATAGATCTGAATTCATTACCAGCTGGTATGTTTTATAAACCAGGGACTAAAATAAGTATTAAAGGAGCAACAGTTGCCGATGTACAAGAATATTCTGTTGTTGAAGATACTAATATTATTGATGTTACAGAAAAAATGAATTTGATATTATCTAGATGTGTTAGGTTTATACATTCAAATGGTTTAAGAGGAACTTATCGAGATATAAAAGATAATGATAGATTATCATTAATATTTATGATAAGAGAATTAACATTTCAAAAAGGAAATAATTTAGCAAAAGAAATTACTTGTGAACATTGTGGTAATGAATTTAAAATAGAGTTTAGGGCAACAAGTAGTCAAATGCAAAAAAGAACATTTGTTCATTATGAGATGGATAAAGAATTAGAAGAATTTTTTAATCCACAAACAAAAACTATTGATATAACTATAAATGGTAAAGAATGGAAATTGTCTCCACCAACAATTGGTTTACAGGAAATATTTTTTGGTGATTTGAAGACAAAAGTTCAGATAGATAATAAAACACCGAATGTTTCATTTTTAAAAATTATACCGTTCACATTATGGGATAGAAATAAAATAAGTGAAGAAGGAATTAAAGCTAAGGAAAAGGAATATAAGAATATAGATATGGAAACATTTCAAACATTGAATTATATTGTAGATAAAATGAAATTCGGAGTTTCTGGATTAGAAGAAAAATGTCCTGTCTGTGGTGGTGAGGTCCACAGTGATATGTCCTTTCCCGGCGGAGCCTCAAATATTTTCGTTGTTTCAAGTCCACTTGGAAAGTTTAAGAAAAAATAAACTTGAGTTTATGATTCAAGGTAATCAACAAACTCTTACTATTGATGAATGGCCATATTATGAATTTGAAGATTATATAAGACTTCTCAATAAAAGAAATGAAGATGAGAAGAAAGCAAGAGAAGAAGGAGAACAAGGAAATAGTTATAATTCAGAATATAAAAAAATGTCAAAAATAGCAAATTCGTTTAAACCAAGCAATTTCAAAATGCCAAATATGAAAATGCCTCATTAAAAAAAAATTGAGGCATTTTTTTTTATATATACAAATGTAAAAATAATGAATGAATATGAAAAAATTCGATGATTTTTTAAATGAAAGTGTATTAAAGAAAATTCAATATGATATAGATAAGTATCAGTATGATGAATTTGAATATAAATTGAAGAATAAAGCACAAGATATGGGTATTGATATAAATATTAGTACAGTTGATGGTGTTAGTCAAATAAAAGTTTTTATAAGACTTAATGGTGAAAAGGATGTTGTTGATGATTTTATGAATTGGGTAGAGTTTGATCTTGATAAATCTGATGGTAGTGGACCTGAAAATGAAGGTTTTGAATAATGAAAAGATATAAAAACTTTATAAGTGAAAAAATGAGAGATGATTATTCAGAACACGGATTTGCTGATCTTGCAGAAGAATTTAGAACAAGATATAGGATAATAACAGTTGATTATAATGGACATAAATATAGAATGTTGCAGTTTAAAGATGGTAAGAATATGTTTGGTAATGATATATGGAAATTTATACCAGATTATAGAAGGGAAGGAACGATAAATAAAAAGCCATGTAAAAGATTGTTTTGGTTGGATGATAGTCCATTTGATTATATTCATACATCAATTGGGAATGATGATGGTGTTAAATGGTTTGTTAAAAAATATCATAAAATTGGAAATTATTTTGAAGAACATAAAAAGGAAAAGGAAGAAGATGATAAGAATGAAGAAGGAAGAAAACAAAGAGAAAACGATTTGGATAATGGAATTGTAAATTTATAAAAAAATTAAAGAATTATGAAAAAATTTAGTGAATATAAAGTTAATGAAGAATTTATAGTAATTGATAATGAAGAGGATATAAAATTAATGAAAGTTGTAGATGTTGATTATAAAACTATATTAAAGATAGAAACAAGTAGTGGGAGAATATTTTATTCAGAATTAAAAAAAATTCAATAGTCACGATGAAGATGAACTTTAAAAGAAAATTAATATTTATACATGAATAAGGAAATACATTTTTTTGATCTTGATGGTACATTATGGAAAATTCATTCCGATATATGGTTAATTGATAAAGAAAAACCTTTTAAACCAATAATAAAAATATCAAATTTGGAATTTTCTCTTATAAGAAATGGTATTTATAAAAAAGATAATATACCAATAGAATATAATGGTGGTAAGTATTATATAAGTAGAGAAATGTATGATAGAGTTTATAGAAAGACTAAATTTGAGAATATAAAAAGGTTGGGTATATCATTTAATAATTTATATGATAAGAAAATATTAGATAAAACAAAGGTTGATTATTTATTGGATAACATTGAACATTTAAGAGGTAAAAATGTTAGTATAGGGTTATTGACAGCAAGATCTAATAGAAAAAACCATTCTGATATTGTTAATAAACTTAGATTAGAATTAAAAAATATGGGATTGTCTTTAGATAAAATATATTTCGTTGGTGATAAATTTAAAGTATATTACGATGAAGAAACATCATTAAAAAAAGTATATATTTTATTAGAACATTTAATTGGATTCAAAATAAAAAATAATAGATTTGTTCCATTAAGACAAGACTGGTATAATATTGTTCATTTTTATGATGATCATAAGACAAATATAGATTATGCTAATGATTGTCAAAAAATTTTAAATGATTTATTAAAAAATACTGATGATGATTTGTTTAAAATTATTACAGAAAGAATAAATACAAATGATATAGTATTATATAATCATTTAGTTACTAATAATGATTTAAATAGATTTGATACAAATGAAATTCTTATAGAGGAACCAGATAAATTTCCTATTAAAGAATCTAATAAATTAGATAGATTTTATGAATTTAATGAAGAGTTTAATAATCCATTTATAAAGGGTAAAGATAGAAAAATAGTGGATAAGATTTATAATATTTTAAAGGATAAATTAGATAGTGGGGATACGGATTATAATTATTTTGTAGGAGATACAAGTGCACAAAATATGTATAATTATTATAAAAGTATAACAATTAAAAATAATGGTAGAATTATAGAAATTAAAGATTATATTAATAAATATATTATTAATATAGGATATAATGAAGAAGATAATGAATTTGAAGAAGACGATAATTTATATACAAATGAAATAGAAATTAAAAATTCATCATATAAGTTAAGTAGAATAATTAATAAGTTAATTAGAAATAAAAAGAGATCCACCAGTAATAGTAAATTTAATGATAAAAATGATATTATAGATTTTGATTTTTAAATATTTTTTAATTTTATTTTTATATTTCTATTTTATTTTTTACATCTTGATCTAATTCTAATTCATCCCATTCTTCATCCCAATTTATATTTTCTTGTATATTTAATTTATTTATAAATTTATATAATTTTTTATGATATTCTTTTTGTTTGTAATTTGTATTCATACAATAGACAATATAAGTAAAAAATTCTAGTTTTTCTATTAAGATATCTTTTTTTACATTATTACCAACATATCTAAATTCGACATAATTATTTTTTATTTGTGTTATATTTAAACCAAATTCCTTTATCCAAAAATCAAAATTCATATTATAAAAAAGATTATTCATTTGGTTTTCAATGTCTTCTATATTATGCAGATTTATATTTTTTATTTCGTCTTTATATTTATTGATATTTTTTAAATTTCTTAAATTGTTTAGATTATCCGTAATATCATTTTTAAATACATTTATTAATGTATCGATCATTGATTTATTATGGATGTTCCCCAATCTATTTTCTATATTTTTAAATATATATGGTGTTTTTATATCTCTATTATAATCTGATAATAACATAAGACCTTTTATTATATTTAGGTTTCCATTAATAATACCTATATTAATGTGAAGAGCTGTTCTATCATTAAATATCCAATATTTTTGTTTATTGAAATCTTTATAGAAATCATTTAATTGTTCTATAATATTATTTATTCCTTTTATATATGTTCTTGGTGAAAATTCTAGTATTCTGGTTTTATCATTATCTCCTTCTAGTTCATATTTAAATGTTTTTCCCCATTTTTTATAAAAATTGGGCAAGTGTTTTTTAAGCATATCAATAGAATAATGTATATTTTGTGATTCGATATACTTTATAACATTATGAGATATTATATCTATTATAAATTTTTTGTCATTATTTTCATATTTTTTACTATTTAAAATAGAATTCCATAATTTATCTTCTTTATCATTATCATAATATGATAATATTTTATTAAATATGTTATCAATAAAGTTTGTATAGTTATTAATATTTATTTTCATTCCATATCCACGTTTAAAGGATAATAAAGTTATATCTTTTATATAATCTATCGTATCATAAATATCATCAATTTCTGGTTCTATATCATTAGATTCTGTTGAGCAAATTTCATATTCTATTGCAAATGTAAAATTATCACTATTTTTATAAATTAAATATTTGTCGTGTTTATTAAATTCGAATATTTTAAAATTTGTTATCATTGTTTTTATATATTAAATTGTAATTTGATATTTTTATATATAAATAAAAATAATAATCTAATGAAAAAAAGTGATATTAAAAATTTTGATGAATTTTTAAATGAAAAAGGTAAATATGTTTTAAAAGGTGAAAATGATGATGATATAGTTGTGGTGGATAATGATGATTATAAGATAACTATTAGTGTTGGTGGTGATGAAGATATAGATGAAGAACAAGTTATTCGGGATATTAAAAAAGCTCTTAAAAAACATATAAGTAAAAAGAAAGATTAGAAGAATATGAAATTATTTGAGGATTTTTATAATTTTAATGAAAAGAAAGATAAAAAAGAAATGTTAAAAGGTATAAAGGATATTATATCCTTATATACTTTAGATTATATATTTGATTATAAGATTACTAATTTTATAGTGGATATTGTTGATCTATATAAAAGAGTAGATGTTACTATATTTGGATATGGTAGACCATCTTTAGATAGTGAACATAAAAAACAAGATGCTTTAATTAAATTAATATTTGTTAAAGGAAAGTTATTATGGAGTTGCAAATATAAGAAATCAAAAGTATATAAAAAAATACAAAGAAGAGATACTGAAATAAAAACAGAAAATTTATTTGATATAAGAAATAAAATCCTTGATTTTTTAAATAAAAAAAATAAATAAATAATGAAATATTTAAAATTATATGAAGAATATAGTGGAGCGGAAGAAGAAATACATGATTACAAAAAAAGTTTAGAAATTAACGAAGGATTACATGGTAGTATAATAATATATGGTAAGAATGAAGGAGAAAATAAGGTTAAGTTAGGATATGCTGGTACTATTGAAGCTGCTGAAGATTTAGAAAATGATTTTAAAAATGATTTTGATGATGTGTGGTTAGAAAATGATAATGAAAATATTTAAGATATATGGATCCAATTGATTATGTTGTTAATTTATCAACAGGAGAAGCAATAAGAACAAGTAGAACTAAAATATTATTAAGTAATGGTATAGTTAGGTGGAGTGTTGATTATGATTGTTTTGTATTTAATGATAAATATAAAAAATTTATTATTGATGAGAATATTGATAATATTATTAGTGATATAAAATTTGTAAATAAAAAAACTTCACAATATTTTAAATCATATAAGTCCTTTACTTTTAATGAGATGCTTTTATCTGATAATTTAAAAAAATTAAAATATGTATTGAATGTATTGTATGTAGAATTTGATGATTTTAGTATGTCAATTGATAAAAATGGGTATATAAAGTTTTTTCATTCTAAGGATGATAAATTTATAGAATATAAACAAATTAGAAATGAATATTTTTTCTCAACTATAATAATTAGTCTTAATAAAATTTTTAAAGATTCTGTGATGTTTATAATTAATACAGATTATAAACCATATGATTATTTTGAATATGAATCAATATTATTTAAAATGATTAATGAACCAGTTATTGTTGAAGGGTATTTAACGACTAAAATTATTATAAAGAATAGAATAACTGGCACAAAATGTATTATAAAAAGTGGATTTATATCTAATAATGTTGAATTTAGTGATTGTCTTTTAAAAGTTAAATATTGTAAAGGTGAAATTATATCAATTGGTTCGTCTATAAATGTTAAACGAGCTGCAAAATATTTTGGTATAAAAAAATAAAATAAATATAATGTTAAAATATAATGAATTTATTCAAATACAGAATAACAAAATTAATGAAGGTTTATTTAGAGATTTTATAGGAAAATCTTTAAGAAGTCTTGGAAAATCAATATCACAACCATTAACTAGTTTTATGAAAGATATTAGTAAGAGTGGTGATCCAAAGAAAATTATAAAAAGTCTTAAAACTTATATTCAAATAAGTGGTAATTCAATGGATAAACAATTAAAAAATATAAAAACAGAAAGTGATTTGAAAAAATATTTAGTTGATATGTTATTTGGATTATATACTGCTATAAAAGGAGTTCAATCAACACAGAAAGTGAATAAAACATATTTTGATGAATTATTTAAAGATGCTGATAAAAATTTAGTTAAAGCTATGAGTTATAAAACAAGTAAATCAAGAGCAGCGATTGAAAATTATGTTGATAATACATTATTACCAGGGTTAAAGAATATGTCAAAATTAAATAATGAATCTATGATATTTGAAAATGATGATAAAACAAGAGATGAAATATCAAAATTAGAAGATGAAATAAATAAGAAGAAAGAAGAAATAGGTGAGGTCGATAATGGAAATAAAAATAATCAAGAAATATCTAATAATTTAAAAGAAGTTACAAAAAAATGGTTAATAAAAACATTTAATCCTATCCTTAAAAGTGATTTACCAACTGGTTCAAAGTCGTCAGATTATATTAATACGGCTGATGGTCATAGAATAAGAAG